TTCTCAAGCCCGGGCATCGGCACTTCAATTGGTTCTTTGTTCGGGGAGTAAATCTTTCCGCCCCACACAAAGGTGTCGTTTGGTTGCCAACCGCAGTGGTCTGGTACTTCAATCGGTTTCTTTTCGCTGCTCATTTTTTCAACACACGCCCTCACATAGTCGTACAGGTTCTTGTCGTTGCCAGAGCCGAATGCGGCCATGACGTTTTGTTGTGCCAGCGCCTTGACCGTCTCATCTTTGCTGACAATAGATTTCTGTGGGAACGATACCGCTTGCACTTTGTAGTCACGCACCGCCAACATATGCACAAGATGTTCACCGTTATGACTCAGGATGTCCACAGGAAACACGTCGTAGGGCAACAGCATGATCTGGCGTTTGGTCACTTGGCCGTTGGCGTCTGTGTCTTCCTTCTCCATGAACACACCACCACGCACACCGTAGGCATAGCCGCGTGGTGCTTCAGGGCGCTTCAATTGCTTCGCGTCTTGGCCGTCTGTGGCGGGCAATGCGATGGTTGTTTCAGCGGTGACTACCGCCGTCTCGCGTCCGAGCGCCAAGGGATTGGTTACCTTCCCAAAGAATTGACACCCGTCACAGATGCCGGGGTTCTCTGAGTCAAACTTCGTGCAAGGGTATGGCCCTCTGATCTCGGCCAGCTTCTGGTGCATGCGCTCATGCGGGTATGGGTGCAGGTCGGTCAACCAGATCGCGGCCTTCTCACCATCGTTGCACTTCTGGGCAATGCTCAACCAGCCACGCCACAAGGGCTCCACGCCATCTTGGTCGGCGTTCTCAACGTACCACTCGAGCTGCTTGCAACCTGCGCCGTTCTTGGTCTTCTTGTAAATGTTCTTGAACAACGTGATGCTGTTCTCAAACAACTTGACCGTGGTGGGTGTGTGGGGTGCGTCTGGTCGCTGGCCGGGCAACGCCAAGGGTGCGACTGCGGATGGGCGGGGGAGTGCTGGCAGTGAGACAAGCTGTTGCTCGATGTGCTTGGCCAAGTCTTCAAAATCAAACGTGTCGCCAGCGGCTAGTATGCGGACTGGGCGCGGCGTAGCGTACTTCGCCTTGTTGTTGAATGTGCCGGGGAAACGCAGTACTCGGGCGGAGTCAGCAGTCACCGTCATGTCGATGCTTAAGGCTTCCTGTTTGCACAGGCGCTTTAAGTTCTCGGCCACAGGCTTCCACTCGTCAACGGCTATGTCCTGCGTGAACGGCCAGTAGCAATGCAAACCACCGCCTGAGTCCACGATGTAGGGTGTACCAAGCAAGTCCAGACCAGTCTTGACCATGAAGCCATTGAGCGCCATTGCTGCCGCCTTCTTGGTCTCGTAGCCATCCATGTCGATGAACAGCGAGCGAATGTACCGAGCGTTGTCGGCTGTGCGCTTGCCCTTGGTTTCAAATGTGGACAGCGCAAAGTAGATGTCCTTGCTGTCGCCCCATTTGGTTATGGTCGCGGGTAGTTCATCCAGATGTTGAACAAAGTTGTGCTCCTTCTTTTTTGTAGTTAGCTCTGCCGCGCAATACAACCCGTTGTCCGGAGACGGCAAAACAACCGCTAGAAATTCAAGCGGGGTCATGGGTATCCTTTGGGTTTAAGAGAACAGGTCGAGCTGTTGGGGGTCGCGCAGTGGGAATTCTTTTTCAGGAGCGATGGCGGTGAAGCGGCGCAGGAGTTCAATTTGCCAGTCGATTGGCGCACCGAATTCGTTGTCTTCCATGTACATGGCGAAGTACTTGATGAGTTCTGTGTTGCTTAAGGTTCGAGGCCGTAGTGTTGACATATTTTTCTCCATGCGTCGTCCGCTGAATGTGCTGATCTAAGAATTGTGAGAAGCGTCTCGACTCGATGTTCGTACGCTGGGAAGATGTCGCCACCCTCGAACCAGTTGTAGACCGTCTGTCGTGACACGCCCAAGGCTTTTGAGATGCGAACAACTGAAAAGTTGTGATGCGCGGCCCATCGTCCAAGCTGGTTGCCTGAAGTCTTGGGAGAACGCATGATCGCGTCGATTGTTTTTTGTGAGTAGGCCATGTTGTTTGGGTGGGGGTACTCGCTGCGTCTGTGGCGAACCAACTTTGAACGGCACACATCGGTATTGGTTGAGGCGTCTGCAACCACAGCATCCGCTTTCCCCCCGAAACTCCTTAGTTATTCATCATCCCAGTCGGACACGATGTCGGCGAGCTTGCCCTTCTTGGCAGGCACGGCGGCGGCTTTTGGTGCTTCCTTGCGCACTTCAGGTTCCTCGTCAGCATCGGCGGCGGGTGCGGCCTTGGCTTTCTTAGCTGTCTTGGCAGGGGCTTCGTCTTCCTCTGCTTCAGCCTCAACAGGCGGCTTACCGGCCAGCACCATCTTGGGGGCGTTGGCTTTCACACCATCGGTCTGCGCCACGGTCATGACCACTGCACGTTGTGCATCGTCGCTCTCAGCTTGCGTCTTGATGACTTCGTACTCGTCGTCGGTCAACCAGCGCACAGGCTTGAAGAACAACTTGGGGGACTCAGCCTTGGTATCAAAGCGCATCTCAGTCACGATCTGCTCAGGATTCACAGGCGGGTTCTGCACGGCCAAGTAGCGGGCGTATGCCTGCAATGGGCGCTTGTCGCCTTCTTCCTTACCGAACACCGAAGTGGCGGGCAGAGTCAACTGCATCACGTCGCCGGATGGGTTGTTGGCCAACACCACAGCCAAACGCTGTTGGTAGCGGCATGCACGGCTATTGCCTTGGCCAGAACCAGCTTGGTTCTTGGGGCAGTTCATGCAGGTCACAGCCTGTTTGTTTGCGGCGCTTGGGTCAGGACGCTCGCCATCATTGCTCCAGCAGTCAGGGCCGGTGATGTTGTCGGCATCGTAGGACGATGCGTAGAAAATACGGCTGACCTTTGGTGCGGCTTTGACGATGATGACTTCCAGATGGCGGTCATCAATGGCGGCGACTTCCTTGCCACCAGCTACCAGACGGAACACACCACCTTTGATGGAAATGCGCTTGACGTTGGAGACGCTGCCGCCTGTGAGGGCGCGGGCTGTGTCGGACAGTTCGTTGTTACGAGCGAATGCAGGGACGTTTGAGGGGGAAAAAAGTGTGATATTACTCATGGTTGCGTTGCTTTCGGTTGATTTAGATTGCGAGCCATTGCTGCTCAGGTTTGATGTATTGCGTGTCAATGTCATAAACACCTTGCACGGGCGACTGTTGCCACGTAATGATGTGATGGCAAATCGGGCTAATCTTTAAGAAAAACTCGACTGTGCCTTTCATATCCGTGCAGTTACCGATGGGCATGTAAACATGCCCAACACCTTTTTCAAAATAGTACTTAATGCTGGTGACTTGGCACCCAAAGATCGTTTCCATATTGCGCTCACTTGGTTGGTTTGGTGATAACGATGTTGAACTCCGAATGCGAGTTCAGTCCCGGTGGCAGAACCCCCGGGTTCTCTTCGAGAAACTGTGCCATGTTGGTCTGGGCGATGCGCTTCTCCAGCAACTCGATAGCGCCATGCTCAAGGATGAACTCCTTGAATGAACCCCAATCGTTTGTGTTGTAGCGCGTCGATTGACGCATGGACACAGTCCCAAAGGGACTCTTTACAGATGTCAGGCCCATAGCCTTCATCTGGTCTTTGATTGCAAACTTAATCTCGTCTTGCGCGGCCTTGAGTTCTTCCAACTTGGTGTCGTACTCTTTGGTCATCGTGTCGATTTCAAGTTTGATCTTGCGGTAAATTTTTACCAGCTTATCGAGAGGAATTGTTTCTTCACTCACTTGCTTCTCCTGTTATTGTTTGTCTAAGGTTGGACATCTTACACACGAATTTCTGCTTTGCAACTCCTTTCAAGAATTTATTTCTATCTCGAACATCTGGGTTAAAAGTGAGTTGTCGCTCACTTTCGCTTCAAGGGCTTTGAACATCTTCTTCTCGATGGGTGAGCCTTGAATGTGTATGACCGTGACTTTGTCTGAGTTCTGCCCCTTGCGGTCAGCCCGCGCAATACATTGGATGTACTGCTCCACGCTCATGAGAGGGCCAAAGAATACAACCGTGTCAGCAGCAGTCAGGGTAATCCCGTGGGCAGTGGCTTGTGGTTGCATTACCAACACACGCGGGTCTTGTTCGTGCTGGAATCTGTGGATGATGCTTGAGCGTTTTGTTGGGGTGATGCCCCCGTGGATGCACTCGTTTGCAATGTTCTTCTTGGTCAGGTGCGCTTGGATGGTGTCGATGCTTGATCTGAACAGCGCGAAGATGATGACCTTGCGTGACGTCTCCTCCAAGATTTCTTCCAACACACCAAGGCGTGGGGCAGCATCGAACTCGACAACCTCTTTGTCGTCCGTGTACACAGCGCCGCAACTGATCTGCAACAACTTGGATACACCAGCGGCAGCATTGACCGCGCTGATCGTCTCGCCTGCGGCCTGCACCAGCATGCGATCTTTCAACATGTTGTAGTACTTGGCTTGCTGTGGCGTGAGTGGGACTTCGCGTGTGGTTGTCAGCACTGGTGGAAGATCAAGGCACTGCTCCTTGCTGAACCGAATGGCAGGTTGAAGCGCCTCATGCACCAGCTCAGCCGCGTTGTGCTTGGCCGCCCACTTGTACTTGGTGATCTTGTTCATGACCTTGTCGCGCCACGACGTGAAGTAGTTGGGCACTCCATCGGGGTTGACGATCTTGGCCAAGCCATACGCATCTGCTGGCGACTGCGATGCTGGAGTACCCGTCATCATCCACACATGGGTCGTTGGCTTGATGATGGACTTGAGTGCCTTCCAGCGGCGTGTGGTGATCGTCTTGTATGCGTTGGCTTCGTCCACGATGATGAGGTCGAAGCGGCCATCAGCGTTGATCTCATTGGCTATCAGGTTCACGCCTTCGTAGTTCGTGATTACAAACTCGTAATCTTGCTGAAGCATCTCGATGCGACGACTAGCCTGCGTGTGGTGCGCGACGATGGCCGAGCGGTGGATGATGCTGTTGCTGAGATCAGCCAGCCATGCAGACTGCATGATGGACAGCGGGCACAGAATCAAACAACGACGAACCTTGCCAAGCGACATCAAGTAGTCCGCCGCCCACAGCGCCGATAGTGTCTTGCCTGTGCCGGGCTCCGAGAACACAAACGCCTTGCGGTGCATGGTCAGAAAGGCAGCAGTCTCGATCTGGTGCGCCATAGGCTTGTAACGACCGGGCCACTTGTACTTGCGTGTGATTGGCGAGGGCACGTCCTTCACGCCGAGGTTCTTCAGAACCCTAACCTCATCCAGCCCCCAGTAGACGGCGACATCAAACCCACCGTCATCACGTTCCATGACTTTGTGTTTAGGTATGACGCTGTATTTTTCTGGGTGTCTAGTTTTGAATATCAGGGCCTTGTCTTCAAGGATTTCCATCGTCTTCCCCAAAAACAGGCATCTCTTCAATCTCGTACTTACGGGTTCCGTGCACGTCCAAGATTTCTTTGAAGCGGGTTGCAGTACTGAGTTTTGAAAAGACGTATGGAATGACGCCTGCCGCACTGTTGTCGTAAAAATTCCATTTAATTACAAAAAACTTTTCCATTGCTTCTCCATCGGTTTTATTTGTTGTCGCCTTCGTTGGCTTTCTTTGAGCGCAATCTCAGGTTACCGGGCGTTGACTTGCCGCCCTTGCGTAGCGGCTTGATGTGGTCAATGTCTTTGCCAGTACGCGCGATGTCTGCCTTGTCATACGCACGACGCGCCCGCTGGCGCTCGTGTTGATCGGAACTGGGGCCGGACTTGCCTGTCTCTAAGTCCCGCTTGTATTCCTTCTTGTAGTCTCGTTTGGTTGCCATGATTCGCTCCTAATGTTTCGGGTTGTACTCACACGTTTTAACTGGGCACCACGGGCACAGCGCAGAGGACTTTGGATTCCACACGCCAGACGCAGCACACTGCTCCAGCTTGGCCACGCGCTCGCGGTACTCCCACCATCCAGCATCGACCTCGTCCACGGCCATGCTTGCCTTAACCATATCATTCTTGACCACGAACAGCAACGCTGAGTTGATCTTTCTGATGTGTGGGAAGTGCTTGAAGACCATCAAAGACATGAGCTTCAACTGGTCGCGGTCTGGGTACTTGTTGTTGCCAGTCTTGTAGTCCACCACACGCGCCGTCAAGTTCTCGTCGTCGATGATGAGCAAGTCGGCAATGCCTCGCACCCAGCGGTTCTTGTCGTTGAAGTCACAGGGTTGCAAGTCACGCGTGAGTCCCATCTCGTACTCGCACAGCTTGCGTCCGGGCTTGGCGATCAGAGCGTCGAGCATGTCCTTGGCGTACTCAAACTCAGGGGGCATGGGTGTGCCGTCCTTGATGTAGAACTCAGCGGCAGTGTGGAACTGCTTGCCGTAGTTGGTAGCCTCAGTCTCTTGGAAGGGGAAGTTGTTGAGCACCTTGACTTCGTGATACCTGCGTGGGCATCCCTCGAAGTCTTTCAAGCTGCTGTGGCTCCATGTGATTGGTTTCATTGAATGTCATCCTTCGGTGCGTCGAGGTAAAGGTCGTGAACTGGAATGACATCCACTTCTATCTGCCCCTCTTTTGTGTACTTGTACTTGAGCATACCGCCGTGCATAAGTGCTTGCATCATTTTTTTCTCGTTTGGGGTCGGCTCTTTACCGTCGTCAAAAATTTCTACGATCATCAGAACCTCGCTGAGTTGATTACTTGCGTCAAGCGTTCGGCAAAGGCATGCACAAACTTCTCGTCACGGTTGAGGGTGTCGCGTCCCATGTCGGCAAGGATGGCATGCACCACCTCGTGCCAGAAGTTTGCTTGCATGGTCTCAGGTGCGAAGCGTTTGCCTGTCACGTTGCTGGTCTTACCCAGCTCGATGCGGCTGTGGTCGTAGTGGATACGCGCCATGTCACGCTTGCGTAGCATGGTCTCCACAATGTCGATGGAATACTGCTTTGTCCCGACACGTATACGGCGTGGGATTGGTTGTTTTGTTTTTGCTGTCATTGTGTTGCTTCTCCTTTATATATTTTTGATTCCCACAGTGTCACCACCATGCCGTGCACTGTTGGACTGCTAGCGCGTACCCAGCCGTGTGGTGTAACAAACCCTTCTCGTTGGGCAATCCGTGGCACCGCACCCCATGCCCGCTTGTCAGGTGGCTCAGGCAAGTCGGGATATGCTTGCCTAACTTGTTCCGTTGTAAACCAACGGTTGGCAAGCGCATGCGATCTAAACG